TGTTCATTTTCTCTCCTTTAGCTTCAAGCTCCCGATGAGCGCAGCGGCTTTCGCCTCGCTCAAGTCGATTTCGAAGTGCATCTCATCAGCTCGTGACTTGTAATCACCACCCCAGCGAAGTCCATACTTCTTTGCGAGCGCTCTGATCATAGGTACTTTCTCATTTGGGAACGTTCCAACCTTGCCCAGTTGATGCTTTGAGGCGTTTAGGTCGATTGCTGTCCCAGAGGAGTGATTGCTTAGCTTGTCTGTTAAGCCGCGTACGTTGCGAAAGCAGTAACCCCAGTCATCCAACGTGCCTTCATCGATAGGTTCGATTATCTCGTGAAACTCTTCGGCAAATCCGACCAACAGCGGAGCGCATTTCTCAGCGCAGCGCAGCTTGATCTTTGTGCCTTTGACCGGATAAGACTTCACGCCAATCTCATTAGGATCAGCGGAAGCCGTCCAGCCGTTACTCGATAGCAGCGACATCTTCCGGAGTCGTTCGCGGAGCAGTTTCAATCCAAGATTTCGATGCTTCGTCCCACGTGTCCAAGATGTATGGCTTGCCATGAGTGCAGCAGCAGACCGCTTTTATGAATCCGATGCTTTCAGCGAATGCCTGAATCTCTGCGTCATTGTGAGCATTTGAAGCGAACGCCGCAATTGTCTGAACTACGTTATCTTCATCTAAGAATGCGTGTTCGTGATTTTCTAAGTGTGTTGTCTTTGTCATCTTCTATCCTAACCAAGTTACTACAACGATGCCTGTCGCACCGTTGCCACCGTTGCCACCTGTGCCGGCACTTGTTGATCCGGTATGCGCACCGTTGCCGCCGCCAGCTCCAGTATTAGTTCCTGCATTTCCGCCGTTGCCACCGTTGCCACCTACAGGATTTGGACGTGAACCACCGCCGCCAGCTCCAGCTCCACCTTGACCAGCTGCACCACCAAGTGTTGTAGTGCATCCGCCTCCGCCTCCGCCGATGCCTAAAATTCCAGCTGCACCACCAGCTCCGCCACCTGTGCCAGCTGTTCCGGCTGTGGCAGTTCCAATTGATCCTTGGACATTTGACCAGTTATCTTGTGGAATTGTATTTGTCGTAATTAAAGTTGTAGGAGTTCCATTGCCAGTCGATCCCGGATGTGTTCCACAAGCATTTTGTGTAGATGTGCCGTCACCACCTGGTCTAGCAGTTCCGCCTCTTAATCCGTAAGAGTTCAATCCCATGAAGACTGCGTATGCTCCTGTTGAAAATGTTGTGTCTAAATAGTTGTAACCTTGTCCATAGACGAACGACATCGCTGGAGCGAAATCGCTTTGAGTTGTGCTTAGTGAGCTGTTTGTCTTGGTCGCAGAAGTTGAAACTCCTTTGTATCCTGCCAATCCACCTGCACTACCATTTCCGCCTTGCGAATAAGCGTATGATCCAAATCCAGAAAATCCCGCTGCACTTGGCGCAGTTGCTTGCGTTCCTGTCGCAACACCAGTTGTTCCAGAGCTTCCAGCACCTACGACGACGGACACTGTTCCAGTTCCGTTCAAGTAAATGTCGCGCATGATTGTAACAGCGCCACCGTTGCCGCCGTTGTCATTGTTATCTGTGTTTCTACATCCTCCGCGTCCACCACATCCTCCACCTACGACAAGAACATCGACGTACTTTGCAGTAGCTGGAACAGTCCAAGTAGTCGATGATGTAAACACCTGAATATTTCGACTAATCGCAGCGGAAGTTGCCCATGTTGCCGACGTTCCGTTAGAGGTTAATACTTGACCATTTGTTCCGACTCCAAGTCTTGCGAATGTTCCCGATCCAGTTCCTTGAATCAAGTCTCCGGATGTTGTGATGGCTGTTGCCATCGAGTTAGTAACAGTTACATCGCCGGATGTTCCACCGCCTGAGATACCAGTGCCAGCTGTGACTGCTGTTATGTCTCCCGGATTTGGTGACACCCATGTGAAGTCCATATCGGTATTAGTAGCTTTCGACAAGATTTGACCTGTCGTTCCACCCTTTAAATCGGCCATGGTCGTATCTACGCCTTGACCAAAGACCGCGAAGTCGGCTGGGAGATCGGTAACTAGATCAGTCGCCGTAGGCATCACCCATCCGAAGTTGCTTGTAGGATTGCTCATTCTTTCTCCTTTAGCTGACTATCGTCGCCGAAGCCCAATCGAGCGTCGGATTTACTGTGTTCCAGTGTTCTGTCACCGGTACGCTTTGCCAGTTCATTGCCTGCAAAGAATACGAGATTGGCGACAAGTTCATAGTTAGTGACACTTCGTTATATGCGGCTTGAAACGTCCAGCCTTCTACGAAGCCGAGAAAGTTACCGGAGACCATATTTAACGGAAGGTCGCTGATTGAGACCGGCATCCCCATAAACACGTTAAGAAGGTCGTCTCGGTCTACATCGTCAAGTTCTGGGTTGGTCAGTTGGTAGGTAATATTCTTAAAGTTAGCTTGGGGATAGGCTCGAAGGCTTAGGTAGAAATCAGCCTGTGTCTGGGCGTCTGCGGCATTGTGTAACGTAGTCGTGATGATTTGACCCAGCGAACCGTATAAGGCGATGGAGGCGGCGTCTGTGGCCGATTTCTCGCTGCTAGAGGTTGCGTCGTATTTAAGCGTTATGGAGTTCCGGACGTCGCCAGCTTTGGTCTGGATCGAAAGACCTGATCCTTGTGCGTTATTAGCTGAAAGTTCCACGTACCCATTAGCAGCTAAATATTGGCTTCTGTGAGTGCTATCGGCATAACAAATCTGGCCAGACGGATTCTCATAGATGTAGCCAAGTCCCGACGTGGCCAAAGCCGAAACCAAAGAATAAGCGTCTGTCCGGCTAGAGGATCGAGCTGCTAGCTCGTAATCTCCGGGTCTGTCGATTTCACCTAGGCCGGTGTTAAAGGCAGTCGCCCACGTTGTCGCAGGGTTTACGTTTTGCCACTGAAGAGAAGCTGGTACTTGATTCCACCGATTGAACAAGATGGATTTGAGAACATCGTAGATTTGGTCGCCATCGAATTTCTTAGCCAAGACGCCATTCGTTAGGTATTTTGGAAGTCGTGAAAGTGCGCCAAGCGCGACAATAGTAATCCGCTGCGTATACCCTACGCCGCCGACATCGGAGACTTCGATAGTGAGGTCTGTGACCGTTCCGCCAAAGATAGGGACAAGGGTAGATGTGGAGTCTTGTAGCTCGACTGTTATGGAGTCGTTAATCGTGATTGGAATCGCCGTCTGGTTTAAGTTGATCAGCGTCAGATTGACGTAACCGGCCTGTGCCTGTTCGTAGATGTTCGTCCGACCACTTGTAAGGCTCAGATTGGCTAAGACAGTATCAGTGACCGCTACGCCGTTTATTTCGACGTTCCAGACCGGATTCCACAGGGTCATTTATCGAACGCCCCCACGAGCGCCCCTGCGCCCGATGTGCCGCGATAGTAAGAGTCGTTAAGGGTGTTTACGATTGTCCGAGCTGTGCCTTCAGAGTCAATCGCGCCGTTTACCGTGATGTTATAAGTCGCCATAGATTGGGCTTCGCCGGCTCGCGCAGAAGTAGCTCCATAGAAAGCACCGGAAGCGCCAAGGGCAGATTCTGCCTGACCACTTAAGATGTCGCGTTGCTTGATGATTGCGTCCAGTTGCTTCAAAGCGGCTGAATCGCTAATTGTGCCAGCTGCGACTTTAGCCGTTAAAGCCGAAGCCTTGTTATTTAATGCCGTTAGATCATTGAGTAGCTTCATCGGGTCTACATTGCCTGCAGCTACGTTGGCAGAGTTTACTGATCCGCCCACTGAGCCTCCACCGGTTGATGTCCCTCCACCGGTTGTTCCACCGCCTCCGCCTAGGCCAGCAAGCCCACCTGTGCCACCGTAAGACCCCATAACCGATCCCGTACTCATAGAGAAGTTACCAAGTGCGCCTGTCGAAATTGAACCAACCGACGCTCCGATGCGTGGTAAATACGGGATGTCCGAGAAAGGATTAATTAAGTTCAATCCACGAATAACAAGATTGATGCCGTCGATTGCCGTATTCAACATCGGCTTGATTGCAGACAAGACACCAGCTACGACGTTGAGAACCACAGATGCAATCTCACCGACGACTTTTAGAGACGTTCCCAGAATGTTGCCGATTAAAGGAGCGACGTATTTAACGACTTCAAAGAACGATTTAAACTCGTCGATGTTCTCCTTAACCGCGTCTCTCACGTTCTTAAATAAAGAGACTGCGCCGTCGAAGATTGGCATCACGTAAGATTGGACAGTGCTAACTAGCTCATTGAGCGTTCCACCTAGACCGCCGACTTTATTCGAAAAGGCTTCTGATACCTGATTTACAATCGGGATTACCTTTTCTGAGAAGAATTTGGCAACCTCAAGCACGATAGGAAGAAGCGCTGCTCCGATCGTCGTCTTTGCGTTTTCAAGTTCGGCTGTCAGGATTCTTGTCCGGTTAGCCAATCCATCTGACGTGCGCTCGAAGTCTCCTTGAGCTGCGCTTGTCTGTTCGTAAATTAACTTCTGAGCAGCTAAGACTTTCTGCTGTGGCGTTAAAGCGTTCTTTGTCGTGCTAACGATGCCAAGTTCCAAGGCGGCTTGACGAAGGCTGGCATCATCTAGAAGTACGCCGTATGCGCGCAAAGGCTCGGCCTCGCCACGTAAAGCAGATCCGATTGCTTGGATTGCTTGTTCTGGGGATGTGTTATTAAAGGAAGCAAGATCGGACGCGAGAGACGTAAAGCCTGTAGAGAACTTAACTAAATCTTGACCCGTTAATCCGGCTGCCTTTCCAAAGGTGGCAAAGGTAGAAGCTGCGTCCAAGGCTTGCTGCTTGGTCTGACCTAATTTTGTCGCTGCAGTAGCTGCAAATTTATTAATTTCATTTGCGCTGTCTCCAAAGAGAACGCCAACCTTGGAGATTGTCTCACTTAGATCACTGGCGGCTTTGACGCCTTCGATTCCAATCTTGACCGCCATCGCGCCGGCGGCGGCAGCAGCTGCGGCAAAGGCTAGAGCTGCTTTCTTGCTAAAGTCAGCAACCTTTGAACCAAAGGATTCAACGTCTTGCGATCCAGTTTTAAGTCCCTTTACCAGATTCTCGACGTCAGCCAGAATCGAAAGTTTTAACGTTCTTGAGCCAGTTGTAGCCATTACCATTCCTTCACAATCTCAGAGAATGCCATTTCCCACTTTTGCAGGATGTCTGGCTGTAACTTTCGAAGCGTCGGATAAATGAACCAGCCGCGAGAACCGCGCCCGTATTTACCAGACCAAATCGGGAACTGTCTCCACTTGTTAGAACCGAATTCTTCGCCGCCCCATAAGTCTTTCGTTGTAGCTCCACCGCTGAATCTTTGAGAAGCGAAGCCGTAGGAAATCTCTCCGATTTTAGAAGATTTAGATACCTTCGAACCCATGGCAATCCGCGAAGCGACCGTGCCACGATCGCCTGCGGCTTCCATAATATGTCTCTGTACGTATGTAGCCAGAGCGCTTGATTCTTCCTTGGCTGCAGTGACTGCGGCCTCATCCATGGCTTGGAAAGACTTAGTGATGGCGCGAAGTTGAGCTTTGTCGTATGCGATGACTTCATCTGCCATTTCGCTGCTCCAATATCTCAATCGCCGTGAGTATGTCTTCTGCGCGTACCCATTCACTCATTGGTATCTGCGTCGCTATTGCGACCTCGACCAATAGGCGATTTATGCTTCCGCGCTGGTAGCTTTTGGGCTTTCGCCTTCGCCTACCTTTACTTCTACCACCGTCTCCATCCAAGCTTCGTACGGCTTAACTGGCTTACCTGCCGCTTCGCGCTTCATGGCGTGATAAGCCAAGAAGAGAAGGTCGGAGATTCCGATCTTGTCCTGCGCTTGTGAAATTGTGTAGCCAGTCTTGTTCTCCCACTTAGCCCATTCCGGCGGCTGTGCCGTATAAGTTCCAAGTGTTCCATCTACGTACTCAATCTGGATTGGTAACTTCATGCTCCCGATCTCCTTCTGTTAGTCGTTTAGTAATGGGGTCGTAACGCAAGTAAAGGATAGCGATACTGTCTGCGCATCTGGCGCAGTGCCACCAGCTGATGGGAAGATTGGCTGGACGTCGAAAGTAAAGACCGATCCAGTGTGTGCTGTTAGCGATACTGATAAAGCCGTGTTTGGCGCTGAACTTGCAGCAGTCCAGAGTGCGTCGCATAGACCGCCGACAACTCCCCAATCTGCGAGCATTTCGACCGCAAAAGTACCTTGCGAATCTGTCGTGTAATACGCCTTTCCATCGAGGGTTTGGTACGTATTGATTGTTGAGTCAATCGTCAAAGTTGCTGATGTAGCTTGTGCGTCGTAGTTATCGCCTTCGATGGTGAAGGTGATGTCTCTACCCGTAATGATTGTTGTAGGCATTGCGTCTCCTTAGTTGGTCTGGGTGTAATAGGTGGAGACGGATAGATCTGCGCTGAGCAGAGTGCTTGCTCCGACCGAAGTAATCGAAGGACGCGAGACGTCTCCGACTA